AACAAGCCTTTAAAGGTAATATACCTATGTCAGTTGTTTATGCAGGCTATGCATTTAGTAATGTTGGGCTATATATCTTAGCAACTAAATAGTTACTTATCATATAAAGCTTTATTTATTTCATCTGCATACTTCATTGCAATTGACATTTCAACTTTAATGGTCTGTAATGCTGTTATAAGTTGGTCCATTGTATATCCTTTCATCAGAAGATGAAGCACAACCATCCTGACCTTATCTTCTAACTCAGAGTTCATTAGATTACCTTCTTCTTAGTAAAAAAGTGCTTAAAGTTGGCAGCAATTCTATTAACTACTTGCTTATGTAAGCCTAAGTCTTTACTAACAGCTGCTTGACTTTCAAGCTTAACCACTATAAGTCGTAGTGACTCAACCGTATGGTCGGCCAGTTTAGGGTGCTGGTTAATAAAGTCATTAAACGTTTTAGTCCTCTCTTTAGGCGTTAACTTTTGCAGTTTAACTTGTATATCTGACCATCTTTTAGACATGAATATGCTCCTTTTTAATTGCATCAATTTGATTAAGCAAGTCTTCTCTGATTTTTAAGTAGACATCTCCGCCTGGAAATTCTTCACGGCCAATTGGATGGTAGAACTGCTCTTCACACCAGTTAAAGTTGTCATTCTTTGCATTAGGTGGGAATATATTGGTTTTACCTTTGGCAGACTGCCGTTGATAGAACGAATCAGGCTTACGGAAATCAACCAACCCTGCAAGGAATGGATATTTCTTTAATACTTCTAGCCATAGCTTCATGGCAATAATGTTATCTACCGTTGTCTGAATTTGTTCATCACCGCGCATAATGCAGTAACCGATAAGGTCTTTAATCGTACAGCGTACCATGTAAAAGTGTTCAAAATTGCGAGGCATAATAGTACGGGTATCAAGACCGTGAACAAGACCACTATCGAGCATATCAGTATACAGATCGCGAGCCATTGTGGTGATTTGCTTATAACGTTCAAAAAAGTCTGCATTTGCCATGATCCCTGGTTTAACCATTACTCTATCATCTCTCATGTCCCTATCCCCATGGACCTGAGCCGCGAAACTGAATAGACGATGTCTGATTAAATGTGTCGTATCAATCATATCCATACCATTAACCGACCACGTAATGTTAATCGTCTCCATTGCAGTGGGTAGCAGTTCATATCGGAATAGTTCATCAATGGTCTGGTCAATGTCTTCCTGCGGAAAATCCCATTGAATCTTGTCGTTCCATGTGTTCATTAGAAAGACTGATATGGTCTTCCTGAACTCAGCCACTGTAGGTGCATGAACAATCTGTACATCGATTGCTTCTAATTGGTTTACAAACTCGATTGGCTGAGTCTTTTTACCAAACTTAAGCTGTGTGTGCATCTTTTGCAGATGCGGCATGTTACTCTTGTGTAGTTTTGGCATTTTCATTTCCTTTATTTAAGTGAAGTTCTATAAGTCTTGCATATCCTGCAATATCGGTCCAGCTATCTGCATGTGTTGGTGTAATAGCCAACCTTGACAGTTTCATAACAATCTTACTGAAATACATGGCATGTACAGAGCTCATGGGCTTTTTATGGTGTTTGGCATATTGAGCTGTAATTAAGTCAAGAATATCAGCTTCTAGCTTTACACCGTCATGAAAGTCACCGTAGACTGAGCCACGTTGTTTCAGTACTTTGTCTGTAGTCTTCATATTTTATATGCCTCCAACTTATGTGCAAGCACAGCCATGCGCTTTGCACTATTGGTGTGTACATCTACCATGTAGCCTTGATTACCCATCTTAATTTCATTGTCTGAGTACTGTAGGCATTGAAGTGCATCAGCATAATGAACCACCAATGCTTCAGGCGTATCATCATTGTACATTTGACAGTAGTCTTTAACTTGCTCAGGAAAGCTGTCTACAATCTTTGCTTCTGCTTCTTTTAATGCCGCTGCAACTAATGGAAAGTTCTTCTTGACCAGATGGTTTACATCTGAGATTTCCATCTCTGGCAGATCATGACATATGGCTATTTTTAATGCAGTATTAACATCAAACTCATAGTCTTTTGACATCATTAATACGCCTAATGCTACAAAGAAACTATGTGTTGCCACACTTTCAGGGTGGACAACAGGCTTCATGCTATAGCGCTTGGTGTGCTCTAATGAATAGCTTTGCATGAAGAAATCAAAATCATCTTTATTCATATACAATGTCTCCGTCTGACCAGTCACGGCGCATAAACTCTTTTGTTGTTTGAATATCCTCTAGTGCCTGTTCTAATTGACTATATGTCTTACATACAGAACCAGAAGCAGCTAGCATAATGTTAAACTTCTGACCTTCTTTGGCAGTGGTCCATACATAGATAATAGGAATATTAGATGCACAACACCAACCTGCCTCGAATATAGTGCCTGTGTCTTTATCATCGGTAATACAAACTAAGACATTGGTCTTTTTAAGCGCCTGTAGATTTGTTTCAAAAATCTCCTCCGGTGTAGTGACACCCGGCACAAACATACTTGCATCCTTAGGACTGAAATACTGAATGCCCATCTTATCCATGAGTTCCTTAACATTCTCAACGCGCCTTAGTTGTACTTCATTAAAAAATGGTGCTGCTAAATACACATACATGTCATTTATTGGCATTTTGGTCTTCCTTTGTTTCAATAACTACATCACCGTGCTGGTTAATATGGTGCAAACGGCCTGTTTCCTTGGCAATAATTAAATCTCTATATTGCCATTTGGCATTAGCCTCCATCCACTTTTCTGCATCTCTATCTGCTTGGTTCATACTATCTCCTTTATTTACACTACAATTTCATTATACAATAAGTGTTTACTAAGTAAACACTACTTAGTTGCATAGTCTCTAATTGCTGTCATTAATGATTGCTGAGTCTTATCTTTTGAATTAATTGCAGCTACTATTGCTTCATCAATCGTTTTCTTAGCGATAATCTGGTGAACAACAATGTTATTTCTTTGCCCTTGTCTCCAAAGTCTTCGAATAAACTGTTCAAAGATTTCTAATGACCATGTGTTACTAAACCAGATGACTGCATGGCCAGCACCTTGTAAGTTTAGACCGTGGCCGGCTGACTGAGGGTGCGCTAATAATACTGGTATATGTCCGCCATTCCATTTATTAATAATGCCTGTCAGTTTGTCACCAGATACACCAGAACCAATTACAGGAGCACTCGGGAATAGCTTTTGTAGTCTATCCAAGTCATGCTTGAAATGATAACCGATGATGCATGGCTGACCTGACAGTTCTTCTACTATTTCTTCTACTGCATTTAGCTTTTCTTCGTGGACTTCTTGTATTTCTTTGTCTTCACCGTCTAGATAGATTGCGCCATTTGCAATTTGTTGGCATTTACCAACAGCAACTGCTGCATTGAGTGCAGTTACTTGACCATTTTCTATATCTATTAATAGCTTATCTTCGAGATCTTTATATAGCTTCATTGCTTTTTCAGGCAATGTGACATAGACTCTATTGGTAATTAGCTCTGGGAGATCCAAGTAATCTTGAGCTGACATCCTAAGAACTTTATTTGCCAGTGCTTCATGAATCTTTTCTTCTGCTCCGGGTTGTAATGCCCACGTATAACCACCGTACCCCGTCGGGAAAAAATAGTTAGTTCTAAAATGAGTAATATACTTTCCAAAAGTAGCTCCTCGATCAATGACTAATTGTGGTCCAAATATATCCATTAAGCTATTTGGTGCAGGTGATCCTGTTAGTCCAAATCGTCTCTTAAACTGGTCTAGCATAGGAGACAGTGCTTTAAATCGCTGCGTTCTTGTGTTCTTTAGATAACTAATTTCATCGACAATCAGCATATCGTATGGCAGTTTAATGTTCATCTTTCTAAGAGTGGCAGACAACCATTGCAACCCTTCAAAATTAATTACATGAATTAATGATGTGTCATGCAGCTTCTTATCTTTAGTTGGGCCGTGTAATACACTAATTGTCATACCGTTAAAGTTATCCCACTTCTGTATCTCTTCTGGCCATACTGCATAGCAAGGCCTTAATGGCGCTAAGATCAGTACTTTATTAACTACATTTGCTGCTTTTAGAGTCTTAATTGCTTGTAATGCAATACTGGTTTTACCTAGCCCTGGGTCTAACCATAGCTGCCCGGATCCGTTTTCAATAAGAAACTTAACCGCGTTTTGCTGATACTGATGCGGATTCCAAAGCATGTGTGATGTCCTCTTTAGTTCTTAGTATAAGTACTTTTTGATTTAATTGACGAAGTGTGTTGTGTATTACTTTTTGCCGCTCTGAAACTATACCTGTAATTGTTTTAAGCTCAATCCATATTACGTCATCATCTAAAACTACAACTCGGTCCGGCCAACCTGTGCTAAACCGAAGATGTAGTTTTACCGAGACTATCTTAAGACGCTTACATTCTTTACTAAAATGCCGTTCTAGATCTCTTTCTAGAATCTTTTTTACCACTTGCATGGGCCACCGTTAGACTTTCTAAAATGGCACCATTTACACAGTACTGACGGATTAGGGGCATAGATCTTATCTTTTTCAATTGTGGTAATTCTGCCTTTAAGTTGTAGCTGCAGTTTTGGCAGATCAGATCTTGTAATAGGTTTATACCTATCTGTCTTGGCCAGATCAATGAATTCAATCACATTTTCCACTGTATTTACATCTGGCATAGTAGATAAAATGACCGTGGAATAAACAGTTACTTGATCTGAATAGTCTCTATGCTTGCCTGTCTTAAAGTCTAGTACTGTGGCACGACCGTCTTGTTCTTTAATAAATAAGTCGATAATGCCTCGAAACATAACATCATCGGCATCAAAGGCAACCGGTTCCCATTTGTCATTCACACCAACAGGCAGTTCTGATTGACCATTAACTTTAATCCAGTTGCTTAGCTTTTCTTCTAAATGCTTAATATCATCAGACAGTAGATTTAGACCACCCTTAAGAATAGCTTCTATTTCGGCATGGATTGTTTTACCTCGGTTAGCTGCATCACCGGATGGCTCGACCAAATGGTCAATCCTCGTAAGTTTATACTTTAAAGGGC